TGGCGTCGACGCGTAGACCTTCGTCCGGTCACGGGTCTGTGCGTAGCGTGCTCGGCGATTGAGCAAGTTGACAGCGTGCGATTCATTGATACCGCGAGCGGCTATCAGTTGGCTTAGGGTCTTCATGGTTGATCCTCCGATTAGTGAGCGTGATAGGTAACGAGTGATACCCGGGTATCCCAACATGCCCGACAGTCGCCGCATGCGCCGCCTTGTGACGGTGCCGGGCAGCAATAGGCATCCGCCCGCGGTTCATTCTTGTGCGCCATGCTTGACCACCGGGTCAAGGCGTTAGCCGGGATTTCGTCGAAATACGTGGCAGAGATGCGGCATACGAGGTTATCCGGCCATTGCGCGCCATGCGGCAGCACGCGAGCACGCAGCGCATTGCCCGGGGTTGTCCAAGCTTTGACGAATCCACGCTCGCGAGTGGCAAGCCAATGTTTAACGTGCGGGGTTTTCGTCGCGACCTCACAAATGGCCGCCAGCATTTCAACGGACTGCAGGTCGCCGGAATCAAACCATCTGAAAAACGATTCCTTTTCCAGAAGCTTGACCATGGCCGCCACCCATGCGTCGCGATCGGCGAGGAAGAATTCCAGCCGGGCATCTTGCGATCGCTTGACCGCCGGGTACATTGTATAAAAGCCCTTCTGCGCGTAGCAGGTGCTGCAGATGCTACCGGCCACCTTGGCCAGCTTGCCGCCAGTTCGGCATGCGTCGGCATTGATGCCCCAACTCTTACCGGGCATTTTCGAAGTGTTGGACAACGAGCCGACGGCCAGCAATGCGGCTTTCTTAGTGGGAAACAAAGTAACAGTGTTCATAGTGTCAAATCCTCAAAAGGTCAGAAAAAGGTGATGCGCTCTGATTCTCTCACGAGTGCAGCAGAGAATCAAGCATTGTTTTAACTGTGACAAAAACGCTTTCTGCTATAGGTAGAGAAAAATGAGATTTCTTTATATATATAGGCAAACTCTCTCTAATCCTGTGAGTCAATTCTGTCACGCATCAAACAATGGGTGATTCTATGTTGTGACACTTGCACCACAATGGGCGATTAATAACAGATTCTTTTAACATGCCATCCGGATATTTACCCAAATAGCATATCCCCAGCAATGCTACGCAATCGCTCTAGAATCAATTTTTGATTGATTCCCGCCATATCCGTACTACCGTCGCGACGATAGCGCAGCCAGCGCCCGGAAACGGGGCATATTGTGTTTCCACTATATAGCGTGTCATTGTCATATCGGCAGGGGCATGTGTATGACACTGTGATTATGACAACAGGGTCAGGGTTATGACATGCGAAAACTGTGACCATGTTGCTGTCATATCCAGCGCAATTCTTTTGTCATGATTCGCGCGTCCGGGGAAGTATAGGTACCCCCCGGGTTCGAGGCAGGCGGCAGGCTAAAGTTTGCGCCTCCTGACTCTCGAAATCTCAGCAGATTTCTCAATTTTGTAATCAAAGATTCTTTAAGCTTGTAACGATCAACGTCTTGGGGTATAACCTCGCCGAATGGAAACCCAAATGGCCATTCCCGTCACGTCTGGAGCAGAAATGCACCAACTGCCCCCATGGTTGCAGGATCCGCAACAGCCTACCCAGCTGGACGCCACCCCATCGCCGTCACGCAATGGCCGCGTTCTTGCACACACCGTCTATGCCAGCCTCTTCGAGTCGGCACTGGAGCGCATCATGGGCGGCACCCCGCTCGCCACGATCGTCGCCAGCGACCCCCGGGGGATCCAGCTGGGCCGGTTCCTGTTCTGGATCAATCGCGATGAAACCAGAAAAGCCCGCTACGAGGAGGCCTGCCTCATCGCCGCGGAAACGATGGCGCATGAACTGACCGCGATCGCCGATGCGCTCCCACTGGACGGATCGGACGCCACCGCGGCCCTGCTGGAGGATGTGCAGCGCAGCGCGCTCCGCATGAAGGCGCGCACCTACCTGATGGAGCGGTGGTCGCCGCAGCGGTACGGGGACAGCAAGCGCATCCAGATCGACAGCACGTCCATCAACGCCACCCTGAACGCCGACGACCTCTCCCGCATGAGCCTCGCCGAGCTGCGCGCACTGGCCGCACGGACGTTCGCCCGCGCCGCCGAACGGGATGACACGATCGACGTCACGCCGGAGGCGACCACTTGAACGCGCCACCACGTACGGCACTCGAGCAGCTGCTGGCCGACGAGATCGCCCGTCGCGCAGACGCGCAGCAGCACCTCGCCGACTACGCTCGGCGGGTGGTGGGTGTCGAGCCAGCGGTGCACCACAAGTACATCTGCGACGAACTGGAGCGGGGCATACTGAACGACGAGTGGGACGACTGCGTGGTCTGCATACCACCGGGGGGCGCGAAGAGCACGTACGCATCGCACTGCCTGCCCGCGTGGTTCCTCGGTCACCGTCCGGACAACAACGTGATCCTCGCCTCGCACACGGCCACACTGGCCGAGAAGTGGTCGCGCCGGGTGCGGGACACGGTGGCGTCGCCGGAGCACACGCGGGTGTTCGAGGACAGCACCCTCTCCCGCGACAGCACGTCGGTCAGCAAGTGGAGCACGTCCCGCAACGGGGAGTTCCTCGCGGCGGGCGTCGGCATGAGCATCCTCGGCTTCCGGGCCGACCTCGCCGTACTGGACGACCCGGTGTCGGGCTGGGAGCAGGCGCAGTCGGCGACCCAGCTGGACAAGATCCACTCATGGTTCAAGGCCGACCTGAAGAGCCGCCTGAAGCCCTCGGCCAAGATCGTCATCATCTGCCAGCGTACGGCAGCGTACGACATGGCCGGGTACGTCATGAAGGAGCACGCCGAGAACCCCACCCGGCGGCTACGGACGATCATCCTGCCCATGCTGGCGGGCGAGGACGACCCGCTGGGCCGCGCGCCCGGGGAGCGGCTCTGGCCCGGGTGGTACACGCCCGAGATGGTCACCGACCTGCAGAAGGACGACTTCATCTGGAAGACGATGTGGCAGCAGGAGCCGCCCTCGGACGCGGGCAGCTGGGTGACCACCGACGAGATCCGGTTCCGTCCGTCGCCCGTGCTGACCCCCGACAGCGTGCTCTACGGGGCGACCGACCTCGCGCTCTCGGTCAACACCGGCGACTACACCGTCCACGGGCTGATCGCCATCGACGAGGCGGGCGATTGGGACATCGTCCACTGCGAGCGGGCGCGCACCGACACCAACACGTCGGCTGGCCGCATCATCGGCCTGACCAAGACGTACCTGCCGCGGGAGTGGCTGATCGACGACGACAATGCCAGCAAGGTGTTCGTCAATGACGTCGCCACGCGCGCCAGAGCGTCCCAGACGGTCGTCCCGTGGAAGCCCATGCCGATGCGTGGGCAGGACAAGGAGACTCGCGCGGCAGCACTGCGCGGGCAGTACAAGCGGCGGAAGGTGTTCATGCCCGCCGATGCCCCGTGGGCGCACTGGCTGGTCAAGGAGTTGATGCAGTTTCCCAACGCTACCGGTAGCGGGGTCGACGACGGGATCGACATGCTGGGCCTGTTCGGGCGGCGGCTTGCATCGATGGCCCAGCCGTCTGCTAAGATGCCGGAGAAAAAGCAGCCCACGACCGCCGAGATGACACTGGACGGACTCTGGGAAGCTAACGAACGACGTTCACTATTTGGCAAGAGGGTTTAACCATGAGCGATAAAGCCGCATCCATCAAGTCGGCGATGGACACCGACAAATCACCCGCCAGCAAGTACCGTCGTTGGCGCGACGAGGTCATCAAGGCCGAGAAGCAGACCGAGACATTCCGCGAGCAGGGTCAGAAGGTGGTCAAGCGGTACCTCGATGACCGTGAAGGGTTGGAGGGTGTCGAGCGGAAGTTCAACATCTTCAGCGCCAACGTCGGCATCCTGCAGTCCAGCCTCTACGCCAAGATCCCGAAGGTCAGCGTCGAACGTCGCTTCGGCCAGATGAACGATGACCCGGCCCGGGTCGCCGCGCTGCTGTTGCAGAACTGCGTCATGCAGGACATGGAGGACGACGACTGCAACTTCGATCAGGTCATGCGCGATGCCGTCGAGGATCGTCTGGTGCCGGGTCTGGGTCAGGCGTGGGTGCGGCTCGAGACAGACGTCGAGGAGAAAACCCTCGAGGAGGTGCTCGATCCGATAACCGGCGAGGTCGTGCAGGAAGCGGCGACCTACGAGGAGATCACCGGGCAGGAGGTCGAGATCGACCACGTCCACTGGGCCGACTTCCTGTGGTCACCCTGCCGCACATGGCGCGAGCGTCGCTGGGTCGGTCGTCGCGTCTACATGGACAAGGACAGTCTGGTTGAACGCTTCGGCAAGGAACTGGCCGACCAGATCCCGCTCGACTACAAGCCCGACAACGCCGCCGCCGGTACCGACAACATGCCGGAGTACGAGGTTTTCCAGAAGGCGATCATCTACGAGATCTGGGATCGCGTCGAGAAGCGGGTGATCTGGTTGTCCAAGGGCCACGATGTGCTGCTGGACGAGAAGGAAGACCCGCTGGGGCTGGACGACTTCGATCCCTGCCCGAAGCCGCTGTTCGCGGTCACCAGCACGTCCAACAGCGTCCCGAAGTCCGACTTCGTTCTCTTTCAGGATCAATACAATGAACTGGATGACGTCAATAATCGCATCAGTCTTCTTGTGGCTGCTTGTAAGGTGGTGGGCGTTTATGACTCTGGTTCGACCGGCGTCCAGAAAATGCTGCAGGACGGCATCGAGAACCAACTCGTCCCGGTAGACAACTGGGCGATCTTCGCCGAGAAGGGCGGTATCAAGGGTCAGGTCGATTGGCTCCCGCTGGACGTCGTCATCGCCGCGCTGGAGCGGTTGCG